TTATTGGTCTATCAGGTTACGCACAGTCAGGTAAAGATACTGTTGCCAAGTATCTTGTAGATAACCATGGCTTTGAGCGTGTTGCGTTTGCAGATCCTATTAGGGATTTGCTTTATGAAATCAATCCGATTGTTAGCACTGTTGCTAGTGAGCCTATGTACCTTCGTGGCAGTGTAGATCGTGATGGTTGGGAGATTGCTAAGAAGGCACCTGAAGTTCGCCGCCTTTTGCAGGTACTTGGCGTAGGTGCTAGAAAAGTAATTGATGAAGAGCTTTGGGTAACCAAGGCTTTGCGCACTATGTCGGGTGATAAGAACTACGTCATTACTGATGTACGTTTTCAAAATGAGGCCACAACCTTGCGTCTTTCCGGTGCTCAAATTTGGCGTGTAGAACGTAAGGGTGTGGATGCTGTTAATTCTCATGTTTCAGAGCACGATCTAGACAACTGGGAGTTTGATGCGTATATACACAACAACTCTACTCTTCAAGAACTAGAGTTTGCAATCAAAACTTTATTGATGGCTACTGTCTAATGTTTACAGGAACACTCTTACCTTACCAAGTCGAAGCCGTAGAGGCTATGGTCGCACGCAAAAAAATGCTTGTTGCCTACGATCTTGGTTTAGGTAAGACTGTTCTAACAATTGCTGCACTTGAGGAACTTGCTCCAACAGAACCTGGTATCATAATTTGTCTATCCTCACTGAAGTATCAGTGGGCAGAACAGATTAGGAAGTTTACTGGTGGCACTGCAAGTCCTTTGGTCATTGATGGAACGAAGAAACAGCGGGCAGTTCAATACGCCGAAGCCATTTCAGGAAAGTACACGCATATCATCCTCAACTATGAGCAAGTTGTTAACGACTGGGATGACGGAGTTAATGGGCTCCCAAAGGGATTTGTCGTATGCGACGAAGCCACAGCAATTAAATCTTTCAGATCAAAACGATCCAAATACGTAAAGAAGCTTGAAAGCCCTATTCGCTTTGCTTTGACAGGTACGCCTATTGAAAATGGTAAGCCAGAAGAGCTTTATAGCATTATGGAGTTTGTAGATAAGAAGGTTCTTGGACGCTTTGACCTGTTTGATAAAACCTTTATAGTTCGCAATCACTTTGGTGGGGTTCAGAGTTACCGTAACCTATCTACTTTAAGTGCAAAGATGAAAGAGGCGTCAGTACGCAAACGCCAACAGGATCCAGATGTTGCACCGTATCTACCAGATACTATCTTTGCAGAGCCTATTCTTGTAGAGTTTGATAGCGCCGGGGCAAAGCTCTATAAGCATATTGCAAGAGAACTACTAGAAGACTTAGATGAGGCCGTAGACTCTTTTGGGTCATCCTTTGATTTGTTCAGCCACTACTCGGGAGAGAATACCAATCCCATAATGGATGCCTTAAAAGGAAAGGTTATGTCAAAGCTTACGGCTCTTCGCATGCTTTGCGACCACCCCGAACTAGTTTTAAACTCTCGTGCTACTTCAAAGTATGTGGGAGAGTTAGAAGAGGCTGGAAAACTAGACAAGATATCAAGGTCTACTAAGTTAGAGACGTTGAAAGAGTATGTAGATAACTTCTTAGATCAAGATGATAATAACAAGGTAGTTATCTTTACTAGCTATGTACATATGGTTCACTTAATTAGGGAAAATCTACAATACGCTTCGGCGGGATATACAGGGGAAATGGATGCAAAAGCTAAAGAGTCTGCTAAGGTCAGGTTTCAAACTGATCCAGATTGTCGTATTCTTGTTTCTAGTGATGCCGGTGGCTATGGTGTGGATCTTCCTCAGGCTAATCTTCTCATTAATTACGACCTCCCGTGGAATGCGGGCCTCGCTATCCAGCGCAATGGAAGAATTCGTCGTGCTTCTAGTACATGGCCTTCTATAGTAATTCAAGACTTCTTGATGGAAGGATCTATTGAAGAACGTCAGCACGACATGCTAGTTCAAAAAACTTCGGTAGCTAATGCAATCATTGATGGTGAGGGTATCAACGAAGCTGGCGGTGTTAATTTAACTGTTGGCACACTTAGGGCTTTTTTAGAGAACGTTTCGGTCTAGACTTATCCTATGCCAAACGCACCTAAGACCCCAACCCGCACCATCCGGGTATCAGATGAGCTCTGGTCTGCTGTCAAAATTAAAGCAGCCGAGGATAGCCGTACCGTCACAGATGTGATTGTAGAGGCTCTAAAGGCCTATATTGACACTGATTTGCAATCCCTAGAATAATCGGGTATCCTATAGGCAGGGGGTAAAAGATGCCAAAGGTTATCAAGAAAGAAGATCCAAAAGACCCAGGGATTATGGGCAAAGTACGTACGTATTTAACACTCAAGAAGAACGTAGACGACATGTCTGCTCAGCGTGATTCTTTGAAAAAAGATCTGATTGAATTAGTAGACACTGAGGGCGAGCCAGATGAGAAGGGCCATCTCTGGTACCAGTTGCCTGAAGAAGTAGATGGTGTATCTGCCCTACAACGCCAGCGCAAAGTATCTCAAAAACTAGATGCAGACGTTGCAGACTCCCTTCTAAAAGAAAAGGGATTGCAGGACCGCTGCTATCAGATGGTTCCTGTATTAGATGAGGCAGAAGTTATGGCCTGCCTTTACGAAGGCCTTCTTACAGAAGAAGAAATTGACAGGATGTTTCCTAAAAGCGTAACATATGTGTTCTTAGCAAAGGGTTAATATGGAAGATAAGGTAGACAAGTTCTTTGAGGACCTGGATGAGTACTATCCTGGTTCTAAAAGAAAGCGTCGTCCTTTAGATCCAGATGTAGCTCCTAAGAAGCCAGTTAATTTAGATTCCTGGGATGCAAGTCCACAGGTTAAAAATCTGCCGAATGGAAAGACGGTAGAACTTTACAGTGTTGGGTCATTGTGCCAAGCATTGGGAAGACCGATAGTGACAGTAAGACTTTGGGAACGCAAGGGTTATATACCACGTGCACCCTATCGTCTCAAGTCTATGATTGTAGATGGAGTAAAGAAGCCAGGATGGCGTATGTATTCCAAAGCTATGATTGAATCTGCTATCAAAAGTTTCCAAGACCGGGGCCTCATCGGTGCCCCCAGAGTTGACTGGAATAAGCATCCAGATCTATCAATTGAATTGATGGAATCATGGACGCTTATTCATAGTCAAGAAACCGAGTAACCACCTATCGTACGGACTCGACAGAGTCCTAGATATCAGCCAACTACCGAAAGGGTCAACATGACCAGCTCACTTAAAGTCAAGACCGCAGTACCAAACGTTAACGAGTACGCAGCTCCTACAGAGGAGGAACTCGTTGATCTCTTTACAGAAGAAGATGAGAACGAAGCCCCTGAGCAATCTTCTGTAATCCAAACAGGTTGGGCAGCAGCTAAGAAGGCTACTGCAAAGACAACCAAAACTTTTGCTACTGACTTCCGTTTTGATGAGGATGTTCAGCTTATTAAGTTCATTTCTGATGAACCACACGTGTTTATGCAACACTGGATTAACCGTCCAGGCAAGAAGTCTTTCATTAGCATTGGTGAGGGCGACCCACTGATTGCTGTGGGAAGTAAGCCTGACCAAAAGTTTGCATTCACAGTTCTTAACCTCTCTGATGAAGAGCCACAGCTACAGATGATGATTGTAGGGGTACGCCTATGTGGTCAGTTAGAGAAGCTTGCCTCTAACCCAAAGACGGGTCCTTTGAACCGTCCTGATCTATATTGGGCAGTAAGTAAGACTGGTACAGGTACCAAGACTGCTTACTCAATCGTTCCTGTCAAGGAGCGTGACCTCGCTGAGGAATGGCAACTAGACCCAGTCGCTTGCGCTGAGTTGATCAAGACAATGAAACCTCTAGGACGTGAAGCTCTTCACGTTTCTACAAAGGCTGAGTTGGCAGAGATCGCTCGAGAAATCGCAGCTAACTAATCTAGTCCATTAATGTTGGGGGCCCGGTTTTATCCTCCTTTCTACGGGCCCCTAACACAACTTAGGGAGAGCAATGAATATAGTTACGACTACAGAACAACTTGCTGAGGTTCTTGACGCTTATATGGCACAAGACGCCTTTGTCTTTGACGTGGAAACCGTGGGAGATCACCGAGGTGACCCACGTCTAAATATCGTTACTTGGATTGCCATGGCAACCGAAGGCCGTGTAGATGTTATTCCTATGGGCCATCCAAACGGTGAGTACGTTCGTACTGAGTTTCCTTTGCTTCCTTCTGCGCAAGAGCGCATTCTAAAAGGTTTGCCTATTCGTCCTTCTGATTACAGTAAGGATGAGCGTAAGGCCACTAAGATTTTTACAGAGGCTCCAGAACAACTTACTGCTGGAGAAGTGTTCAAGACCCTCAAGCCATTGTTTACTGGCGATAAGCTCAAGATCGGCCACAACTTAAAGTTTGACCTACAGAGCGTAACTAAGTATGTAAAAGAACTTCCTGCTCAACCTTACTTCTGCACACTCAATGCTGCCTTTGTTCTTAATACAAGGAACAGCCTACACCTTGGCCTAGCCGATTGTTTGAAGCGTGAGCTTGGCTACGAGATGGTCAAGGGCGTAGGTAAAGAAGTAGAGGCGTACTCCTTTGATGAGGTTGCTACCTATGCTGGTTTAGACGCAGAGTGGACTTGGAAGCTTTACCAGAAGTATCTCGCTGACTTGGGTACCGATAAGCTAGCCGGTATCTTTAAGCTTGAGATGGATGTTCTTGAGGTTATCTGCCGCATGGAGCTTCGAGGTGCAGACATTGACGTCAACTCCCTATCTACATTGAAAGCTGACTTAGAGGTTCAGTTAGAGACCACTAAGGCAAAGATCTACAAGTTTGCCGGCAAGGCCTTTAACATCAACAGCGTTCCAGAGAAGCAGACTATCTTGTTCTCTAAGAAGGCTGATGGTGGGCGGGGGCTACGTCCTAAGGTTCTCACACCTGCAGGACAGAAGAGGGCCGATGCCGGCACCGAGCCTACGGTAAATGACTTTTCTGTATCAGAGCCTGCCATAAAGATGTTTGAGGGCAAGGACGCTTTGGTAGATGCACTACTGGAGTACTCAGATCTTAACAAGCTTCTTACTACTTATGTAATTCCATATCTAGGCGGAGACATTACTCGCACAACCGGCGGTAAA